ATACATTTAAATTATCAAGTAAAGCAGGAGTGACAAGTGCAGATGTGATCTACACAGTTGCAACTAGCACAACAACTATAATCTTAGGTTTGATATTAGGAAACACAACGACAAGTCAAGTCACTGCTACAGTAACATTAACATCTGACACAGGTAGTAGAACAAACAATAATGATGAAGTTAATCAACCAGTTGAACTTATTACAAATGCACCCATACCAGCAGGTTCATCATTAGAACTTTTAGCTGGTAATAAAGTTGTACTAGAAGCGTCTGATAGCATATCAGTATCTGCAACAGGTGCAACAGATGTTGCCTTATCTTATATGGAGATTACATAATGCCTTTTATTGGTAAAGCTCCAGTCACAACTTTTGAGGCTACAACTGCTGTTCAAAGATTTAATGGAGACAACTCAGACACTACATTTACATTAAACAGAACTGTAAGTTCAGTGCAAGATGTTCTTGTATCTGTTGATGGTGTTGTTCAAGATACATCGGCATACACCATACCAGATGGCACAACATTAACATTTACGGCTGCACCTTCAAGTGGCACGAATAATATTTTTGTAAATTTTTTAGCACCACAGACAGGCACAGTTACACCAGCAGACGAGAACAAAGGTAACTTTAAAGGTGGTGGATTATTTAGAACAAACGCACAATCTTTAACATCAAACATAACTATACTTGCTACAGAGAATGCAAACGTCACAGGTCCTTTAACTGTCGCTAGTGGTGTGACATTGACAGTTGAAAGTGGAGGAAGGTTGGTGACATCGTGAGTACAATTAAAGTAGATACAGTACAAAGTACAGGTGGTGGTGCAGTAACACTTACTAAACAAGAGGGTGCTAAAGCAAGAGCATTACATAGAGACCAAGTTTTGCAAAGTGGTTCATTAAATCACAGTTCTCTAACGGATAATGCAACAGGCGATTTTACACATAATTTTACAACTTCTTTTGCTAATACTATTTATTCCATATCTGCTCACTGCCATTATACTGTATCAACAACAAGTTCAGGTATATATTATAATGGTAAAGCAGGCACAGAAAGAACAGCCAGTAATATAACTATGGAAAGTTATTATATGAATGCTTCAGAAAATAGAAGTAAACTTGATATGGATGATTGTGATTTGATTTGTTTTGGAGACATAGCATGAGTACCTTAAAGACAAACACCTTAACAGGTACAACTTCAGCAGGTAGCATTGTTGTTACAGGAGAGGGTGGTTCTGTTACAACGAACTTACAACAAGGGTTAGCTAAATGGTGGGCAACTGTAGTGCAATCTAGTAATAGTATAAGTGATTCTTTTAATGTTAGTGGTGTAACAGATAATGGAACAGGTCGTAGTGAAATTGCATTTACAAACAATTTTAGTAGTGCCAACTATTGTTGCACAGCTTGCAATAGAGATGGTGGTGGTTACAACGATGCCATAAACGTAAACAGTTGTACAGATGGAAATTACACTACAGGTGCTGTAGAATTTTTCTGTTATGAAACTAATAGTTCTGGTGCAGGTGTAGGTAATGATTCTAATGGTGGTTTGTGGGTGATGTCAGCAGGAGACTTAGCATAATGGCAAACGGAACAATAGCATTTGATACATTAACAACATCTGATTCAAAGAAAACGAATACAGAGAAATCTATTGATACAAGTTATTTATTAAATGGAACTTGTAAAATGACATTTCATTTCAATCACGATACTGAGGTTATATTACATAGTTTTAATGTTTCAAGTATATCAGATTCTGAAACAGGAAAATTTGACCCTCAACTTACTAATAATATGAGTGCAGCAGATGATTATTCAGCGTTAGCAACATCTCAAAATGAAGCAGCAAACACAGATTCAAAATCATATACTTTTAATCATACTACATCAAACATAAGATTTGTATCTTTTGAAAACAACGCTGCAAGAGACCACGCTAATTATAGTGGTATATTAGTAGGAGATTTAGCATGACAATAAAAACACCAAAGTTTCAAGGAACACATTTATGGGATAGATTGTGTTGGGCAAAAGAAAACTTAGAAGGTAAACAATCAGACTATCGCATTGTATGGGAAGATCCAGACAAACCAGAAGAATGTTCAAAGGTAACTGTGCCAGATCCTAACTGGCTTGCTTGTGCATTACAAGGCGGTATATTACCGCCAGTAGAAGTTTACTGGGCTCTAGCAGAAGATGAAGCCAAACCAGATTTTAAAAAGCATACAAGAGGATATCTACTGCATAACACAAAACCAGTAGATGCAATGACAGAAGAACAAGCAATAGAATATTTAATTATGAAAGACATACCACAAAGAGTGTGGAGAAATTATGATAAAGCTAATAAACCAAGATTAGTGATTTGTAAAAAGGATCAGCTTCCAAGCACAAGAGAATGGCGTAACGCTTGGAAGATTGATGAAAATGTAGTAAATTTAGAAGAAGTAGCATAAGGAGTAAAAAATGCCGACAACAAATATAGTAGATAAAAATGGTGTTACTGTAGATGCTTCTACAGTTACTAAGCCATCTGATAGACACTTTAGGGGTGCTTGGGTCGTAGACTCAGACAAAAAGGTTATATCAGAAGACATGACTGAAGCTAAGAAAATCTTTCAAGATAAAATTAGAGAAGTCAGAAAGCCTTTGCTTGAAGCAGAAGATGTTGTGTATATGAAAGCATTAGAAGCAGATGACGCAAGTGCAAAGACTGCAAGTGTAGCTAAGAAAAAAGCACTAAGAGATGCACCAGCAGCAAGTGCAATATCAAATGCAGATACTATTGCAAAGCTCAAAGCAGCATGGGATACATCTGTATTAGGTGATAGTCCATACGCATAAGGAGTAAGCTATGGCTTTAACTAAAATTACAGGTGCAGGTATAAGTGGTATGAATATTTCTGCTAACAACGAAATAACTATGCCATCACAACCTGCTTTTCTTGCTCAACCCACAAGTACACAAAGTAACATTTCAACAGGAAGTAGTATAACTGTAGCATTAGGAACAGAAAGATTTGATTTGAATGGAGATTTTGCGTCTAATACTTTTACTGCACCTGTTACTGGAAAATATCAACTTAATGCTCTTTGGTATTTAAATCAATTAGATAGTGCAGCAAGTTATTATATTTTAAGCATAAAAACATCTAATAGAGATTATGACCGAGTTGTAGATAGTTCTGCTAGAGATGAAGATGAAACATACTCAAGCTATAGTCTGTCAGTTTTAGCTGATATGGATGCAAGTGATACTGCTTACATGGCTATTTATCAACAATCTGGAGGAGCACAGACAGATATATCAACTGGTTCATATTTTGGTGGATTTTTAGTATGTTAGTAAAAATAGAGTATAATTTATGCCCTATATAGGAAGATCAGAAAGTTTTGGAGTAAGAAGTAGATTTCAGTATCAAGCCACGGCTAGTCAAACAAGTTTTAGTGGTTCAGATGCCAACTCTTTATCTCTAAGTTATAATGATTCAAGATACATGGATGTCTATCAAAATGGCGTGTTGCTTGTACCAGGTACAGACTATACTGCAACAACTGGTACGACTGTTGTTTTAGTTCAAGCAGCCAGTTTAAACGACATTGTAGAAATGGTTGTCTATGATGTTTTTACAGTTGCCAACTCTTATACAAAGAACGAGTCAGATACAAGGTATCCTTTCAAAGGAAACAATAGTATAATCAGATTAAATGGTCAGACTATTAGTGCAGACATAACCATAGACTCAGATGAGAATGGCGTGAGTGCTGGACCTATAACACAATCAGCGACAGTTACTGTTAATGGTTATTGGAGTATTGTATGACAAGTCAACTCAATGTAGATACCATTGTAGATAAAGCAGGTTCAGGTGGCACGAATGTTAAGATAGGTAATACATCTACTTATGTAGGTGAAGGTGGTAGTGGCACACAGAATACTGTACAAGGATTAGCTAAATGTTACGGAAGATTTAGTGCTACTCAGTTTAATGACTCTTTTAATATGAGTTCTTTTACCGATAACAGTCAAGGAAATCATACATTAAATTTTAGCAATGACATGGCTAATACAAACTATACAAATGCGTATGCAAGTGAAGGGGGTTCTGATGTATATAGATACATTTGGGAATCTGCTACAGCTACTGGTAGCACAACTATTAAAACATATTATTTTACAAATTCAGTAGGACTTACCCAAGCAGATTTCGCTGATAATGGATACACTAATCACGGAGATTTAGCATAATGGCAAGTGAACTTAAAGTAGATAAATTTACAGGTGTAACCACAGCAGGTTCTATACTTGTTACAGGTGAAGGCAATAGTACAACAACTAATCTGCAACAAGGGTTATGTAAGGCTTGGTTTCAAGATGAAACTTTAGCAAATAACTCAACTACAACTGGTGAAGATTCATTTAACATTTCAGGGTTTACGGATGTTCAAGCAGGATACCTTACTGCTTCTTTTTCATCTAATTTTAACAACACAGGTTACTCAGATGTATCAGTCAATGGCACAAGCAGTACAATAATCCCATTAACAAAGTATAATGCAACTACATCAAGTGACACTATTTTAATGTATAAAGTAAGTAATACTTCTTACACAGATTGTGGTATGTGTGCTACATTTCATGGAGATTTAGCATAATGGCTAGTATATTAAGAGTAAACACATTAACAGATGCAAGTAGTAATAATTCAGTTTCATTAGAAACTGTATCTAATGGTAGTGCAAAGGCTTGGGCAAAACTTAATGATGCAGGAACTGCTCAAGACAGTTTTAATATTTCTTCAACTACTGAGACATCAACAGCTTTATATACAATAACAATCAATAATGACATGAACAATGCAAATTATTCTTTAACTCTTGGAACACATTATGCTGAATTAATAGCAATTAATTCGGTCGCAACTGGGTCATACGCATTAAGAACTTTTGAAAGAGCAGATAGCTTGACTGCTAATGATCAAATAACGCATAGTACAGTGCACGGAGACTTAGCATGAGTAAAGCAGCAGATTTAGCAAAGATGATAGCTTCAGGTGGAGTTTTGCAAGTTGTTCAAACTGTTAAAACTGACTCATTTTCAACAAATAGTAGTGGAGCACCTCTATCTACACCAATAATTGTTACTGGACTATCTGTTAATATTACACCAAAATCAACTTCTCATAAAGTTCTTGTTAAATGGAATTTATCTGTAGGACATAATGTTGATACTGGTCATACCTATTTATTTTTAAGAAGAGGAACATCAACAAATATACTTGTTGCTGACGCTGCAAGTAACAGAACTGGTGCAACTCATGTAGTAAACAACACACAACCTGGAGAACAGCACGTTTTAGCAGGTCAATTTTTAGATAGTCCAAGCACAACGAGTGCAACAACTTATGCTTTTTATATAGCAACTACATCTTCAGATGGTTGTGGAGTAAACAGATCTTATAGAGATAGTGACAATGCAAACTACGATGGTAGAGCAACTAGCTCTATTACAGTTATGGAGGTTTCAGCATGATACACGATGCTATAAGAAAATTATATGCAGATGCCTGTACTATAAATGGAGATACTAAGGATGCTATAACTGTATGGAATAAAAATGGTAAAGAAGTATCTATTGATTGGGACAAAGTGCAGACAAAAGCAATTGAGTTGCAAACTGCATTTGAAACAAAAGAAAAAAATAAAGAAACAAAAAAAACATCAGCCATAACCAAATTAAAAGCACTTGGTTTAGATGACGATGAAATAAACGCATTGATGGGAAATTAAATGTTTGGTAACTCCTCTTTTGCTGAAGCAGCCTTTGCAAATGTAGGAGGCGTTGTACAGATTGCCTCAGCAGAGATGAATGCTCTTGGCACTAGCTCAAGCATAGGCTCTGGAATACTAGTTGGTGTTTCATCACTAAGTGGTAATTTTACTCAAACAACAGCAGGCATATTTATTACTGGTAGTGTTAATGCTGAAGTTAGTTCTAATTTTACACAAACTACTGAAGATATAAAAGTAGTTAACTTCACAGATGTTACTATGTCTAGCATCTTTACTAAGACAACAACTGGTATAGCTATACTTTCTGGTGTGTCTTCACAAGATTTAAATTTTACAAAAACAACTTCTGGAGATATACTGTATGTAGCTATTGTGCCAGAAGCAAATGAGACTTATACTGAGATAACGCCAAGTGGCACAGAGACATGGACGGAGATAACGCCAAGTGGTACAGAAACATACACAGAAATAAACGCATGAGGGATATATGCCAAGTTCTTATACAGCAAATTTAGGAGTAGAAAAAATTGGTTCTGGTGAACAAGCTGGAACTTGGGGGACAACGACTAATTTAAATCTAGATATTATAGACAGAGCCATAAATGGTGTAG